TTATGGCGACCCGTTAACAGAAACGATCTTGTATAACTCGCGTGAAGATATTGAACAGGTTTGCGGTTTAGAACTTGCCCCTACGTACTCTTATTCAAGGGTGTACGTCAAAGGTGACCAATTAAAGAAGCACGTTGACCGGCCATCATGTGAGGTTTCAGTCACAGTCAACGTGGCTATTAACGGTGAGCCTTGGTCGATTTGGTGTCAACACCCAGAGCGTGAACCTGTTGAATGCGTGTTAAACCCCGGCGATGCGGTGGTGTATCAAGGTTGTGTAGTTGAGCATTGGAGAGAGCCTTTGCAACACGCTGATTTCAATGCACAATTCATGCTTCACTACGTGGATAAAAACGGGCCAAACGCTTCCTACAAATGGGATCGTCGCCAAGGTTTAGGTTTCCCAAGTTCTTCTCGGAGGATGTAATGGCTATTGGATCATCAAAAATTGGCGTGCTGGGGGGCAAAGCGGTTGTTCCCGGCGGTTCAGAAACATTTAATTCACCCGGCACATTTACTGTGCCTCTGGGCGTTTCTGTAGTAACCATCACAGGTCAAGGCGGTGCTGGTAATCCGGGCAATGCTGGGGGTTCTGGCAATGGTGGGTTGGGGGGCGCAGGAGGAGGCCCCGGTCGATCTTACGCGTATTGTTTTTGCAGTAGCTTTGCATATAGATCGGGTGGTGATACTGGAGGAATAGGCGGCGGAAATAATCCAATTTGTTGCGGTATTGGGAAAGCAACAGGGGGCAATGTTGGGCCTAACTTTGGTGCTCAAGGAAATACAGGTGGCACTGGTTCTAACGGGAACCCAAGTAATACTACAGGAAACCCCGGAAACGCAGGCAATAGTTCCACTGGATTATCACAAACCTTTCCGGGGGGTAGCGCAGGAAATGGTGGTAATGGTGGTACAGGTGGTTCAGGTGGTACGGGTGGTGTTGGTGGTACGCCGTGCAACAGGCCATTATGTCCTCCCGCTTTTGGTGTAAATTTTTCTAATGCGTATTCAGGAATTGGTGGCGCTGGTGGTACAACTGGAGGTGGCGCAGGGGCTAATAGAATTTGTGCTTGTGGCTCCGGTGCGCAGAGTATAGCAATTGGTGGTGGAGGCGCAGGTGACACTAATCCGGGAACCCCCGGGAACTCTCCAAGTAATTTTAGCCCTTTAACTGGATTGGGTGGCACACCCGGTGGCGGCAGGGGTAGCGCGTTTAGTCCAAATCCATCAAAAGCTGGTGGGAATGTTCGTGCTGGTGGGGGCGGGGCATACGCAAACAGGGGTTGTGGTGTACCCACTGGTAATTATGGTGGTAGCGGTGGTGGTGGAGGGCGCGGCGGTGCTGGCAACGCTGGTAACCCGGGCAATGCTGGCAACGCGGGAAGCCCAACAGCGTACCCTAACACGCCAGTAACCCCCGGAAGTTCATATCCAATTAGCGTAGCCAGCCCCGGAGGGCAGATTAACATTTCTTGGAATCCACAATGAAAAAAGAAATTAAAAACAAACTTGCTGAAATACAAGCCAAACAGGACATCGCCAACTTTGAATCTTCGCTTACTCGCGCTCGTTCTGTAACAGTTGGTACTTGCTTTGGTGGTACAACTGAGTTGATGATGCGTGGTAATGACGGGTCGGTGCTTTGGAGTCCAATGCAGCCCGTAGAAGTTATTGAGTTAATTCATCAACTTGCCGCTAATGTGGGTTGTCATTTAGCACTTACACCTAGACAAGACTTCTCAAGTTGGAGAGAATGGCGTGTCAGTGAAGCTGAGAAAAAACACCTTAATGGTCATGCGCCATTTGTAAATGATATGGCGGTTTTTCACCAGCTTGGGTCAAACAATTTTGATCAAGCGCAAGCAGAAGCAATTGTTGCCGATAACTTAGCGCAAAAAGAATACGATTACAGTCACGGGCATGCTCGTAAAAAGGAGTCAGATCATGAGCCAACTATGGCAACTAAAAAAACTGTCAACGGGCGAAGCACTAAACGCGCCGCAAAAGCTCCCTGAAAATTGGGGGCCAATATTTGGTATGGCGGGTATTCAAGACCGTCTTGGTGACTTGTCTTGGCTTGGCAACAATTTTATCGACCAAGGATGGGTTGTTGTGGGTGATGCACCTGCTGACCCTGCGCAGTCTACCGAAGCCGAATTAGCTTGGGAAAAAGCCAAACAGATGCTTCAAGAGTCTGATTGGTCAATGTTGCCAGATGTACCTATGACTTCTGGTAATAAGGCTCTGTGGATTGAGTACCGCCGCGCACTGCGTGAGGTTCGTTTACAAGCTGGTTTTCCATCTAACATTCAGTGGCCTGCAAAGCCTGAATGAACAAGTATTTAATTCGTTTCAACAAGTCTCGTGGTCAACCTGATCGTGGGACTATGCTACATGTGTGGCGAGTTTTTGAGAACGATGTTGAATATTTGGCGGCAGAGGTCAAAATTAACGTGCCGTCTTGGAGCGAAGTTTCTGAGGGGCCGGACTGGAACATAGCATGCCAAGGGTTTATGGCAGTTGACCATGACACGGGCACGGTGACAATTAACGCTACGGAGTGAACATGAACTGGGCAGACGTACTCAAGGCGGTAATACCTATTATTGTGGCGTCCCTTGCTTGGCTTTTGGGTCAAGTCAACGACTTCTCTACACGCCTGACCAAAATTGAGGGCGCAATGCCTGCTCTCATTACCAAAGAGGGCGTGCCGACCGATAGTCCCATCAGCGCCGAGCGCCGAGCCATGATGAAAGAGCAACTGATGCTGCACATTAACGAACTACAAGTCAAGGTTCGTTTGCTTGAAGAACGTGAAAAACTGGGGAAAAAATAATGTTTGACATCTTATCCGGCGGTATTCTGGGGTCTGTGTTTGGTGGCCTGTTTCGCCTTGCGCCTGAAGTCCTAAAGTTCTTTGACAGGAAGAATGAGCGCCAGCACGAACTCAATATGTTTGCCCGTCAGTGTGAGTTAGAAACGCTTCGCGGTCAGCAGAAGTTGGCTGAGATTGGCGCTCAACGTGAAGCCGCTATTGACGTAGGTGTCATGGATGCGTTTAACAACGCCATCGTTCAGCAGGCTGAAATGGTTAAAGCCGCAGGCGGTTGGGTTGCTAGTCTGTCGGCTTCTGTGCGTCCAGTAGTTACATACTGGGTGCTGTTTGTTTGGTCGTTCATCCACGTATGGTTTGCATGGAATGCATGGCTTGCCGGTGCGCCAGCCGTAGAAGTGTTTAAAACCATGATGACCCCTGATTTCTCAGCCCTGTTGTCTGGGACAATTAATTATTGGTTCCTTGACAGAACTCTGAAGCAACGTGGCCTATGAACTTGGAGCTTGCTGCTGAACTGTGCCGCCGGTATGAAGGGTATCGGGCCAAGCCCTACCTTTGTCCGGCTAACGTGGCAACGATTGGCTACGGCTCCACATACTACGCAGACAAGCGCAAGGTAACTTTAGAAGACCCACCGATGGATGAACCCACGGCTAGGGCACTTTTGATGATTGAGCTTGAGCATACGTACCTGCCCGGTGTTCTGCGTAACTGCCCCGGCCTGATTACGGACGTACGTAAGTGCAACGCCATTGTGGACTTTGCTTATAATTTAGGCGTTGGGCGCTTGCAAACCTCTACGTTAAAGAGGAAAATCAACGCCAATGATTGGGAAGGAGCAAAAGAACAACTAATGCTTTGGACTAAAGGTGGCGGCAAGGTGTTGCCGGGCTTGCTTAAACGGCGCACCGCCGAGTGCGCATTGCTGGACTAAAAATGCCATTACAGAAAATACTGTTCAAGCCCGGCGTTAACCGGGAAAATACTCGTTATACCACCGAAGGCGGCTGGTATGAGTGCGACAAAGTTCGTTTCCGTCAAGGCAACCCAGAAAAAATTGGTGGTTGGACTACATTTGCGGCGAACACATTTCTAGGCGTATGCCGTTCGTTATGGAATTGGGTTACTTTAGCTGGTGAGAATTTAGTTGGTGTTGGTACTAACTTGTATTTTTACATTCTTAACGGCGGTACTTATTACGACATCACTCCTATACGTAAAACCGTTACGTTAACTAACCCTTTTACTGCAACGGCTGGCTCACGCGTTATAGCAATTTTTGAAGTAGATCACGGATGCCTCAATGGAGACTCTGTTATTTATAGCGGTGCTGGTATTACAGGACTTGGCGGCAACATCACTGCCGCAGTGTTAACAGGCACGTTTCAGATTACGTTTATAGACGACGATAACTACACAATTACTGTCTCTGCCACTGCAAACGCTACAGATGCTTCAGGCTCTCCCGGTGGCGGTTCAGTCGTAACACAGTACGAAGTCAATACTGGAAACTCATATCAAGTACCACTAACCGGTTGGGGCGCTGGTCCTTGGGGTGGCGGTACATGGGGTAATGGACAACCTACCCGTACTTCTCTTTATATCTGGAACCAACGAAACTTTGGTGAAGATTTAGTCTATGGCCCCCGTGGTCAAGGAATCTATTATTGGAGCGCTAACGTTGGCTATTCTGCGGTGCAAATAACAATTAGCATTGCAGCTCCCGGCGTTATTACTTTGCCTACCGGATTTTCTTTTCCTAATGGCACAACAATTTCATTCACATCTACTGGCGCACTACCTACAGGCTTGTCTGTTGGTACAACTTATTTTGTAGTGAACTCTACAGGTGGCACATTTAATGTGTCTACAACAATCAATGGCCCAGCCATTACAACTTCTGGCGGTCAGTCTGGTATTCAAAGAATATCTCAGCGCGGAATTAATCTAACTAGTGTAAGTGATGATGATTGCCCTATTTATCAAAACTATCTTTTAGTATCTGACACCTCTCGTTTTATTCTTGTGTTTGGTACAAACGACTACAGCAGCACTGTGCTCAACCCAATGTTAATCCGTTGGTCTGGGCAAGAAGACCCATACACATGGACGCCTTCAATTACCAATCAAGCCGGTAGCATCCAGCTTTCACATGGCTCTGAAATTATTACTGCCATTCAAACCCGTCAAGAGATTGTGGTGTTTACTGACACAGCTCTATATTCAATGCAGTATGTTGGACCTCCGTTTGTGTGGAGTTCTCAATTACTTGGTGACAATATTTCTGTTGCTGGCCCCAACGCTGTAGCGCTTGCTTCTGGCGTAATTTATTGGATGGGGATTGATAAATTTTACATGTACGACGGTCGAGTACAAACATTAAGTTGTGATTTACGTCGTTACATTTTTCAAGATTTTAACGAGTTGCAGAACCAACAAGTCTATGCCAGCACTAACGAAGGCTTTAATGAAATTTGGTGGTTCTATTGCTCAGAAAATAGCACTGAAATTGATCGTTATGTTGTATATAACTACTTTGAGCGTGTATGGTATTACGGCACTATGGGTCGCACTGCTTGGCTAGATTCTGGATTGTTGTCATACCCAATTGCTACAACTTATAACGGCAAGATTGTTCAGCATGAAGATGGCGTAGATGATGCTGAGAACCCAGATAATCCGCTACCGATTGCGGCAAATATTTCTTCGTCTGAGTTTGATATTGGCGACGGACATAATTTTGGTTTTGTATGGCGCATCCTGCCTGACTTAACGTTTTCTGGTTCTTCTAGTAGCGTAACACCCCAAGTTACTATGACTCTGTACCCGCTACAGAACTCAGGCTCTGGCGTTAGCAGCACTGCGTCTGCTCCTGTTGTTAAGAGTTCTTCGTATGTCATTACTGAACAATTTACAGGACAAATTTACACCCGTGCCCGAGGTCGTCAGTTAATATTTAAAATTTCATCCGTTGATTTAGGCACAACATGGCAGCTTGGCGCGCCCCGTATCGACATTCGTCAAGACGGTAGGAGATAA